CGCCGCCGGTCAGACCGTTGATGATGTCGGTCATTTGAGCCATCTGCTGCTGCATCTGCATCAGCTGGTTGTACATCGTGCCGTTCTGCTGGATCCGTTGCTCCACGCGCTGCTTGCCCTCAAAGTCCATCATCTCGATGCAGGCCAGCGCCTGGTCACTGAGCTGCGGGTTGAAGAAGCCCGCCGCGAAGAACTCCTTCGCCAGTTCGTTCTGAGCCACCGTGCTGAAGGCGTTGCGCTTCTGCGCCTTGACCTCGATGTCAAAGATCGGCTGCGCCATACCCATATCCGCGCCGAACATCGCGCCCTGCGGCCTGCCCGCGATCATCGCTGCGTTGAAGTTGACATACTCCACTGCGCCCGCCTCGCCCTGAACGCGGAAGTAGCGGTCCTCCGTATAAAACTGCCGGATCAGCTCCAGCACCAGATAGCACACGTTTCTGAACGCCCGGTAGCTGGCCCAGATCATGTCCCTGCTCAGCTTGCTGCCCGCCTCCTGAAGCGCTGCAATCGCGCTGGCCGCCGTCACGCCTGAGGATGTGCCGCCCTGGCTGAAGTCCCGGTTTCCGCTGGTCTCCTTCAGTTCCTCGACCTTGTTCTCCTTGACCGCCACATACACGCTGTTCAGCGGCGGCAGCTCGATGGGCATAATGCTCTCCTGCGGCTCGCCGCTGCCCTGATAGTGCACGAAATCCTTGCTCCAGTCGGCATACTCCTGCTCGTTGATCTTGCCGTCGCCGCGCACAAAGAAGCGCCGTCTCGCGCCCATGACCGCGCTCTTGAGGATGGCCTGATCCAGCTTGTCCACAAACATCTGCGGATCCTTGCACACGTCCAGCCAGCCGAAGCCCACCGGCGATCCCTCCACCGGAAACAGCGTATCGCAGACGAACGGATACTTGCCGTGCGCATACAGTCCGGTCTCGCGCAGTGCCTCGTCCTCCTCAGTGGAATACAGCACAGTCTCGCCCACGAATTTGCAGTAGTGCAGCACCGTGCGCGTGCCGTCCGTCAGGCGGTAATACCAGTCCACCACCGCTGTCTGGCCCTCGGTCGAGATGCTCTCGTCATACACATACTGCGCAGCGTCCGTCACGTCGCCCAGCCTGCCCTCCAGCTGCGGATAGCGCTGCAGCAGCAGGTCGTCGTGCTCCAGAGTCACCACAAACACGTTGCGGCTCTCCTCCAGCTCATTCACGCCCGGCTCCCAGTAGATCGACAGCGGATCCACGCTGCGCACGCTCACGTCGCCCAGCCCGTTCTCGGCGTTTTTGTCCCAGAACACGCCGTAAATGCCCGTGCCGCACCTGAGCTTGCGCCACCAGTGCCGACTGTACACATCCTCAAAGTCCTGCCGTTCCATGACCACCGGCATAATTGCGCTCAGGCGCTCCGCGTTCGCCCGGTCGCCCTCCTCGCGGGGCAGGATCACCGGCTCCGGATAGTTGTCCATCGCGTCCGCGTGCTTGTTGGCGATGCTGTTCAAGAGCCATGCGCTCGTCGGCTCCGGATCGCCCGGATTGGCGCTGCGCGTGGCCATCTCCCAATGCCGCAGCTTATACCATCTTTCATTCTCCTTGATCCGCGCCTCCAGATTGGCCTTGCCCTTCTTGTACTCCCTCAGCGTCTCCGCCGCTTTCCTGATATCAGGCATCCTCATCACATCCTCATCCAGTCATATCGTCCGTAGGTGGTCTCGTCGTCCAGCGGATTGTATACCTTTGCCTTGCGCTCAGGCGGCGCCACCGGCTTAATCGGCCGCGCCATGCACATATATCTGACCTCGTCCGCCACATGATCCTCGCCGTCCGTATCCAGATCCTCCGGCTTGGTCTCCGAGTACATCAGTATCGGCATCGTCCGGATAAACGCCCTGCAGTTTTTGAACACATACATCATCGGAACGCCGCCCTCGTCAAACGCCATCCGATAGTGTACCTGCATCCAGCCTGCCAGCCGGTCGTTGATGCCCTTCTGGAAGTACAGCTGCTCCTTCGCCGCGTGGTCGGCGATGCTCTCGCCCCTGCTGCCGTCCCAGATACTCGGATCGGCCACGCCGTGAATCTGCTTGCCCTTGAGCCATCTGTGTTCCCGCTCCACCTGCGCCGCCTCCCGGAATATCCGCGCAGGTTCCCATTTGACGCCCGTGTTCGGATCCTCGGTGCATCCGTACAGCTCCAGTATCCGGTACAGCCGCCCCTCATAGTCCACTGCCCACCAGCCGAACGAAAACGGCTTGGCATAGCCAAAGTCGAAGCTCCGGTATATCTGCCAGCTCTCCGGCACCTCGAACGGCTCAATGACGTGCGTCCACAGCCGATCCCCATAGTGACGCTCATCGTCTGCGAACTCCTCGAAAAACTGGCCCTCGTACACGTCCCACCGGCCCTCCAGCCACGCAGCGCGCAGCTTCGCGGGCAGCGCCTCCAGCTGATGCACATAGTCCGGGTCGCTCTCCATCAGGGCCTTGTTGTCGCCCACAAGACTCTGAATAAAGCTGTAGTCCTCCGCCCGCTCGCCCTGGTTGTACCGCCTGTCGATGAACAGCCGCTTGATATAGCCGTGGCTCGGGCCGCCCGGGTTGCAGGTCATGTAGCATCGCTTCGGGAAGTCGTTCACACCTCGCATGCAGGCCACAATCTTCTTGATCCATTCTTCTTTCAGCTGCGTCGCCTCGTCCAGAAAGATCACGTCGTACTCCGCGCCCTGATACTGATCCAGATCGCCGTCGCTGGCGCAGTAGCCGAATTTGATCGTGCTGCCGTTCGGAAAGTAGAAGATCTTCTCGCTCTGGTTGTACCTCGCCACGCCCACCAGGTCGCCACGCAGCGGGTTTATGTGGTTGTTCTGAAGCTCTGCATACGTCCTTCTCACAATCAGCAGCTTAATGCCCGGATACCTGAGCGCCAGCCGCTTGGCCTTGTCTCTCACCACCCAACTCTTGCCGCCGCCGCGCGCTCCGCCATAGCCCACATACTTGTGATGGTCGGCAAGGAACAGCTTCTGCTTCTCGTTCGGCGTCCCCAGCGTCAGCACAGCGCTCATTCGTTCCACTCCTCCGGCCCGGCATTCTCAAACCGCACCACAATCGCCTCGTTCTTCTTGCCGTCCTCCTCGCTGGCCGGAGCTACCTTGCCATACCCGCGCTCCAGCAACAGTTCACACGCCCGGATCACGTCAGAGTGCTTGGCCGTGGCGTCCCGCATGATCTCCGCCAGCCTGTCCAGCGCCTCGTCCGCATACTCCCGCGCGCGCACTTTGAACTCCGCAGACCGTTTCGGTCTGCCTGTGCCCGCAGTATTTCCCCGCACAAAACGGCCTTTGCTGTCGCGTTCCGCCATCGTTCGCCACCTCCCTTCCGTTTTCCGTCCGTTTTTACGGTCTTACCTTACCACGCCTGCGCCCTTTCCCGTCACCCCCACCCCAGGCACAGAAAAAGCCCGACCGCACCTCCGTGCAGCCGAGCCCTGTTCACATCTCATGCGACCTCGCTATCGGGCAGCTCTCATAACCCTTCATGTTGTCGCAGTACCGCGCCCGGTACTCGTTGCGCAGCCGTCCGTTTGCAAACCGCACAATCACGCACGTTCCGCCGCCCACGCCCTCGCACCTGACGTCAATCGGCGTCGTGCCCGTGTAAAACGGGCACACAGCCCGCACGTCGTCGTAGCTCTGATATCTGCCCACGTCCTCACCCCGCAATCCTCAGTATCTCCTTCCCAATCACCACCGCCGCCCAGATCACCGCGATCAGCGCCTCAACGCCGATCACCGCCAGCGCGCCGGTTATCAGACCCAGCCGCAAGCCTCCGAGCCAGTCGTCACGCATCGTCATTCCTCCAAATCCATCTTCGCGCCGCAGTTGGGGCAAAACTTAAATCTCATCGCATTCGGGCCTCCATTCGACAGCCTATATCCAATGCCGCAGTGTGTACAGCGTGCTGCGCAACGTTCAATCATCCATTTCGCATGCACTACCGGCGCAGCGTTAACGGCGGGGAAACGCGCGATATCATTGCAGTCAATCGTCCCTCCCACATGGTTGTGTGCAAATTCCAGCAACGCCTCCCGGCTGATCAGGTCACCGGTCATTCTCTCCACCTCACTGTTTCCATCA